GGTTTCGACGCCCAGGTCGCGGCCCAGGTTGACGAACGCGACCGCTTCCGCGCCGCTGAACCGGCTGACCGTCGGCATCGGCGCCGGGGTCGGCTCTGCCGCACGGACCGGCTCGACAGCTGGGACGGGGGTTGCAACCGGAGCCGCGGTCGACTCGGCGGCGCGAACCGGCTCTGCAGCCGGTGCCGTGGTGGTGGCGGCGGCGACAGCGCCGGGCGCCACGCCGGAATTGAGATTCCTGCGCATATCTTCTTCCTCTTGCGTAGTGGTGGTGGTGGGGGTGGCGCCGTGGGCTTGACCGCTGACGGCGCGAACCACGGCGTTCGCGTCTGCGGGAACGGAGACTAGACTGACTTCCAGCAACTCCCAGCGCGTCGCGCGCCAGGTTTCGTGACCGTCATCGACGGTCTGGATTTCCCAGGTGTTGACCCGGTAGCCGATCGAAATGCCGGTCAGTTCGCCGCGCGCGACCATGCCTTCGATCTGCTTGGCGCGATCGGTTTCGCCGAACTTCAGCGTTCCGACCAGCTGGCCGTTTTCGATGCGGACGTTCGACACCGTGCCGACGACGGCGTCGGCCTCATATTGGTTGTGCGAGTCGAGCAGCTTGACCTGGCCGGCGATCGCGCGGCCAAGGTCGATCGCGTCGCCGCTGATTTCGAGTTCTTCGGTGAAATAATACCGGCGGACGGCGGACCCCGCGGACAGGATTGCGTCGACCGTGTGAGTGTCGGCGCTGTAGGTGCCGGGGGTGAACGTGCCCATCAGCCGCTGGCCCTGGAATCCCGCCATTGGCTGCCGGCGTTCGTCAGCGTCGCCGCCCTGCGGCGCGTCACGGGTCAGCACCGCGCCGGCGCACAGCAGCGCGGCGCGCGAAAAGCGCGATTTCACCATTTCGAAATGTCTCCTATGCGGCCGTCTGGTTCAGGCGGTCGGCGCCGCCCATCAGTCCGACGGCGGCGTTCAGCGCGCCGGCGTCGTTGACCCGGCGCGGGTCGATGTCCAGCACCAGGTCGAGCGCGTTCAGTTGCTCGTTGATCTTCGCCAGTTCGGCCAGTTGCGCCTTGCCGTTGATGCCGCGCTCGGCGAGCGACTTGAACAAGGTCTTGATGCCGGCGCGAATCTCCATGATTTCGCCCATCAGGTCTTTGATCGGGTCGACAAACCGCCGGGTCGGCAGCGCGAATTGCATGCCGACGTCGAGATAGCGCTGGTCCCCGGTTTCCAGCGCCAGGCGGCGCATGCGCCGCACCGCTGCAGGGCGCACAAGGTGCGGAATGAACACGTTCTGCTGCCAGTCGTCGAGCAGCGCCCAGCTGCCCAGCATCGCCGCGCGCAGCGACGAATAATTGGCCTGGCTGACGTCCCCGGTCATTCGGTGATACGGCGCCAGGCGGGCGCTGATCGCCGCCAGCTGCTGGCGGATGAAGTCGACCGCGCCGCCGCTTGCGCTGGGCGTGATCGTCGTCGCGTTTTCCCCCTTGCGGCCGCGATAGATCATGCCCGGCGTGATGGTTTCCTCGAGCCGGCCCGTTTCGGTGTTGGTCGTGGCTTGGCCGTCGGCCGACAGCGTCGACACTTCCTGGTCGTCGCCGGGCGTGATGAACAGGCCCAGGCACGCCTGGACTTTCTGCTGCATCCTGACGGCATCTTCGATGTCGCCGATGTCCTTCAGGTCGAGCGCGACCGCCGCAAGCCAGCTGACGCCCCGCGTCTGGCCGAACCGGGTGCGTTCGAAGACGTGGTCGACGTGCTTCGCCGGCACCGCCGCCGACTGATAGCTAGACATCAGCGCCAGGCCGCCCGGGTGGCGGTCGAACATCCAATAGGCGACGCGGTCGTTGTAGCGGTCGAATTCGACGCCCTGGATGATGCGCCCGCCGTCGGGCAGGTCTTCCAGCTTGCTTTCGTCGAGCAGGTCGCCTTCCAGACCTTCGATGCGACCGTCGGGGCCGTTCGCGTCCGGCTTCCACACCGTCAGCGTCTCGCCGCCGACGACGGTGCCCCACGCGGCCGTCTTCTGGAACCCATAGAAGTCGTCGTGGCCGTCGACCTTGTTTTCGGCCCAGCGGTCCCATTCGGCCTGCGCCTTGTCGGCGACGGCTTCGTCGGCGTGGCTGAACTGCGGCGCGATGCCGTCGCCGATCATGTCGGCAACCAGGTGCCGCACGCCGGCTTCGGCATATTTGTTGTTGCGCACCAGGTCGTGGCCGCTGGCCCGCAGCCGGGCGCGGGCGCGCCAGCTTTCGGCATCCGCGTCGGTCAGCGGGCGCGACCAGTTGCGCGTCCGGCGCGATGTCGCCGCCGCGTCGAACTGACGCACCAGCGCCAGGCCTTTGCGCGCGTTCATGCGCCGCGCTGCGGTTGCCGGGTCGAACGGTTCGATCAGCCGGTCGAGAAGTGTTCCAAAGCCCATCGTGGGGGTTAGTCCCTGCTGAACACGGTGACCGACGACCGGCGCGTCAGCGTTCCGGCGGCGCTGGCGGCCTTGTCGCGAAAGTATTTGAGCGCGGCCATGATGTCGCTGACGCCGCGATAGACGACGACGTCGCCATCCGATTCGACGCGTGCTTCGCCGCTCGCCATGCCCGCCTCGAGCGCTGCGATTTCGGTCGAATAGTCGGGTGCCGGCATCCTAGAACCAGTCCTTTGTCGGCGGCACCCAGCTGCCACCGCCGTCGCGGGGCGCAGCCTTGGCCTGGGTTTCGGTGATCGGCTTGACGCCGCCGACTAGAAGGTCGCCCTGGTCGGGGTCCTTCGGCGCGTGGCGTTCGACCCGCAGCCGATGCCAGTCGGCGTCGGCCAGCGTGTCGAGCAGCAGCTTTTCGGCCGCCGCCATGTTGTAGATTCGGCAGTCCAGATAGTGATTCTGGCGGCCCGGCATCAGCTGCCAGACCCGCTTCGGATAGCCGTTGACGATCTTCGCGACGATCGCTTCCGCGGTCGCCATTTCGAACCATTCGTCGGTCGTGTCGCGGCTGAAGTGGCACAGACCGACCGGCTTCGCAGTCGCTGCGCCTTCGCTGACGACCTTCGCCGAATAGGCGATCGTCGCCCGCAGGAATTCATACCAGGTCGCCTTCGCCGGATAGGTGCCGACGATATAGGCCCGCTCATCGACCCGGCTTGACGCCCGGCCCGCGCGCTTGCCTTGCTTGCCGAACGCGATCGCTTCGCCGCGGCCGAGAATCGGGCGGGTCCAGTTGTCGCGGCCGAAGACCGCCAGGCGCCCCGGACGCCGCGCGCAGAATGCCTGGGCGGCGTCGGTGTGATAACCGGCGTCGACCGCGATCATGTCGATCGGCAGCACCTTGCCACCCGGGAAGGTGGCCCCGCGCTGCGCATAGGCGTCGAGGTCGGCCCAGGCGTCCTGCATCGGCACGTCGGTCGCGCCGGCGATGAACCTGGCGTCGATCTGCCAGCTTTCCTTCAGCGGCCCCCAACCGACGACTTCCAGATAGATGCCGTCGCCCTGGACGTCGACGCCCATCGTCACGACGATCGGGCCGGCGGGCATTTGCCCCTTGCCCCAGTCCTGTTCGCGCAGCCCCAGCAGCTTGTCGTGGTCGGGAATGTCGCGATTGAGTTCGAAGACCCAGCCCAGCACCAGGTTGGTCCAGGTCTTCAGCTTGTTCACGTCGCCCTGCGCCGCGATGAAGCTGGTCGCCATGTCCGACCAGGTCTGGAACGACGAAATGATGCCCGACAGATGGAAGCCGCGCCGCCGGCTCGCCGGCATCTTCGCCCGCCAGCCCTGGAATTCGTCTTCGGTCAGGTTGCGCGCTGGCTTGACGGCGTCGATCGCTTCCGACAGCCAGCCATCGGCCAGCTTCATCGCTGCCTTCTGCCAATGCTCGATCGTCGCCCCGCAGCACGGCGGCACCAGGTGCGCGTCTTCCGGCTTGCCGTCGGGCCACTGCACGTCGCCCCATTCCGGCACGAAGCGATCGCCGCAATGCGGGCACTTCAGGTAGAACCGGCGGCGGTCGCTCGCCAGGTGCGCCGCTTCGATCTTCGACGCCCCCTTGATCGTCGGGGTCGAGATTTTCAGCCGCTTCGACAATCCCTGCCGGCGCCATACCTTCAGGCGCTGGCTGACCATTTCCTCTGGGCTGCCCTGACCGTCCAGGTCGTCGGGCCACTGGTCGAGGTCGTCTTCGATCGCGTAGCGCACGGTGCGCTGGCGAAGGCCCGCTGCGCTGTTTGCGCCGGCGAGCAGAACATAGCCGTTCGACCTTGCGAACCGGACCTTGTGCTTGGTCGAACCGTCGCCGTCGGGCAGGCCCAGGCCCTTGATCGTGCCGCCGCGGTCGGGGTTCAGCCGCGGGGTCGCTTCGACCATCGGCCAGAACTTTTCCGCCGCCCACGACCACGCCGCCTGCAGCGTCGCCTGCACGAACAGCACCGGACCTGGCCGCAGGTCCGAAATGTAGCCGATCCAGTTTTCGGCGCTGGCCGACCCGCCCGACTGGGCGCATTTGATCAGCGCCACTTCCTCGCATGGGTCATGGCTCGCCAGGGCGTCCATGATTTCGACCAGTTCGGGCGCGGTTTCGTTGCGCCACGGCCCCGGGAAGGCGTCGTCGTCGGGGAACCGGCGATAGCGCGGCGCCCATTCGGACACGTTCATCTGCGGCGGCGGCCGAAGCCCCCGCGCCAGCGCCTTGTCGAGCCTGGCCGCGTTGCGCTCGAGCGCGCCGCTGTGGTCGCCGAAGCGACCGAACTGATAGGTCATTCGGCGGCGGCGCTTTCCATTTCCGC